CTTGTTTCAAGTATTCATGTCAAATCCTGAGTGTACAATTGTGTTTTCATGTTTTATTAGTGATACTGCAAAGATAGTATATCACCAACCACATATATGGGAACGATTTTATGGCGAAAGTTATATAACATTAGTTGATTTACAAACATATTGTGATGAACATAATGTTAATTTAGAAAAACATACAGAATTTATTGCACAAGGCGGGTATATACATCAAATATTTAAAATTAATAAACTATGATAGGTTGGAACGAAGATATTAAAAAAGAATTAGGATCATGTGGAGAAAATGTGTTTATTGGACACAATGTAATTTTTACAAATCCTAAAAATGTACATCTAGGAAACAATGTACGAATAGATCCATTTAGTTTGATAACAACTGCATTAACTGTAGGAAATAATGTACAAATTTGTTCGCATACTGTTTTAGGTGGCGGCAAACATCATACTATTAATATAGGAGATTGGTGTTTTATTGGATATGGGTCTAAATTGTTTTGTGCATCTGAAGATTATAGTGGAGACTATGGACCAGTAAATGAATTTTGGGGTAACAATAAAATATTCCGCGGAGATATAACATTTGAAAACTATTCAGGTATAGCATCAGATGTAATGGTAATGCCGGGAGTTACTATCCCAGAAGGCTGTACTGTCGGCGCGAAGAGCTTTATATATACTAGAAATGAATTAACACCTTGGGCTGTATTTATAGGTAATCCTACTAAATTTCATAAATCTAGAAATAAAGAAAAAGTAATTGAATTGTCAACAGACATAAATTTTTTAAAAAAATAACATGAAAAAATATCAAACACAAGTTGACGCCACTAATTGGCCATTATGTGAGTCTCCATTTTTTTATGATTTAATTAATCATATTGATATGTCAGACTCACAAAAAGAACAGGCAATTCATTTTCATGAAAATGGATATATTGTATTAGACTTAGGGTTAACTGATGACCAACTAAACGAACTTCGTACGGAAATTGATTTAATTAATTCAAATGATTCAACTAAAACACAAGATGAACGTTATCATTATTCAAAAGGGAAACGAATATTTGAAGGTTGGAAACAAAGCAAACTATTACGAGATTTATCATTAGATACAAAAGTTTTAGATTTTTTAAAATTAATGTATCAACGAACCCCAGTACCATTTCAAACAATTACATTCAACTTCGGAAGTAATCAACCATTGCATAGTGATTTATTACATTTTAGTACAATGCCACAACGATGGATGTCTGCATGTTGGATTGCGTTAGAAGATATGGATGAAGATAATGGAACATTATCATATGTGCCAATGAGTCATAAATTACCTATATTTGAATTTTATGACTTAAATATCAAAGCTCCAAAATTCGGAGAACAATTTGAATCATATGCTGAATATGAAGAATTTGTACGACAATTAGTTGAATCAAAAAAACTAAAAACTGAAAAATTAATTTGTAAAAAAGGTCAAGCATTAATCTGGGCAGCAAATTTATTTCATGGTGGAACTGAAATTAAAGACGAAAATCGATCTAGATACAGCCACGTAACACATTATTACTTTGAAGGGTGTGATAAATATTATAGTCCATTATTTTCAGAAACATGGAAAGGTGAATTTTCTGAAAAAGACTTAACTAATAAAAATTTCTATGATCATGAATAATATCGTTATATACGGAGGATCCTCCGGATTAGCATCTAAAACTATTCCATTTTTAAATGGTAATGTTACTGCGTTATCATCTAAACAATGTGATGTACGAGATGAAGTATCAATTGAAAAATATTTAGAATCAAATAATGTAGCAATTTATTTTTCAGTAGTAAATTATGATAATCTAATTAGTAATATTAATACAGATGAATTAAAACATTCAATTGATGTTAATATTATTGGATATACTAATTTGCTCCGTGCAGCTGCGAATAAATGGAAAGAAACCGGAGGATCGATTATTTATATTTCATCAATATTGAGTTCTAGTCCTATAAAAGGTACAGCTGTTTATTCTGCATGTAAATCATTTAGTGATACAATGACTAAAGTATATGCATTAGAAAATGCAAAAAATAATATACAATGTAATTCTATACAATTAGGATATTTCGATGGCGGACTAACATATAAAGTCCCAGAAAAAGTTCTAGATAGTGTAAAAAATTCAATACCAGCAAAGCGTTTAGGAAATTGTGATGAATTAGCTAATTTAATTAATTCTATTATAGATAACAAATATATTAACGGTTCTATTATTAAATTAACCGGAGGACTACAATGAATCTTAAATTTTTAATAGTATTAGTATATTATAAACGGCCGCAGATTGTTTTAAATGCTCTGCAAAGTATTAAAGAATTATCGTATGATAACTGGCAGTTAGATTTTATTGATGATTCAGGCGATGATGCATTTAAAGAAACATTAATGAATTTCGGATTAGATAATTCAAAAGTAAATTATATTGCGTCATATGATTCGGAAGAAACTAAACGTAGCAATGGTGGATCTCGCCATGGACATTTTATGAATGAATCTATAAAAAATTCTGATTCAGACATTATTGTTATTTTATGTGATGATGATGCTATAGTTAATGGGTCGTTTGAGTACTTAAATGAATATTACCAACTTAACCCGGAGGTGAATTGGGCTTATAGTAAAGTTTATTTTTATGATCCTACTAAAGAATCATATTTAGAAGGAAAGACAGAAGATCAACTTACATACCGACATCATGGATCTACATATACATTAAATCAATACGAATCGCCATTAATACCAATGGGCAAAATAGATGGCTCACAAATAACATTCCGGACCAAAGTATTTACTGAAGGAAACTTATGGTATCCTAGTCCGCAAACTAGAGGGTTAGATGCTGCAATTTTTGAACAAATTATACATAAATACGGATATTGTTATCCTACATTTATATATGGTCAATATAAAGGAGCATTTGCTGATCAATTAGGAAATCGATGGGCTGATAAACATGACGAATTTAATATAACGAACAAATGATAGAAAATAACATATCAATTTATATCAACAACTCATATCATGAATAAAATATTATATACATTACATGTAATGTGGTATGAATCAAAAATGTTAAATGAAACATTAGATTCATTACAAGCTGCAATCAAAAATACAAATATTCCAGTAGATATCATGATTTGTTTGAATTCGCAAACTTATATAGAAAAGCCAGATGGCGTTAATCCTATAGAAATGTTTGATGAATTTATCAATCATGATGTATTAAAAAATGCAACGATATGTAAAAGTACCGATGCAGATGAATTTTATAATATTGGCGATTGGCGTAGAGATATCTATGGAGAAAAATATGACTATAAATACATTGTATGGGGCGAATCAGATTGTTTAGTTCCAGAAGATTATTTTTTCTTATTACAAAGTATTGATATAGATCATCCACATTTTGTTTCATTGGCAACTAGAAAAATGTGGGACGCAACATGGGATGATGTTGAACATGTTTGGATAAAACCATATCCAAGAAACGGCCCGGCAATACGTCCTGAACAAGCACCTATACCATTTAATTGTACGGATTATATTTCAATTGATGAATTAAATGAATTCAATAATCAATTTGATCCAATTGTAACTAAATTAGATCGTTTAAAAATTGACGGAAATATGACAGCATTGTCAAAAGGATTGTCATATCCGTTTTTGCCATTAGATTTACACTTTGCTCGAGAAGATTATTGTTTAGAAATGTTTTTTACTAAAAAACAGATTCCGCAATATCATATATCAACTAGATTGAAAGGACATAATCAAGTACATCCAAAAAAGCGTATAGGAACTTTGAATCAAAAAAATGATTCCATATATAAAGAATATGAACGAAAAGCATATGATAGTATTTACAAATTTATAGAAAGCATATGAAAATTTTAATTACAGGACATTTAGGATTTGTAGGTAGATCATTTTTACGTTATTTTGGAAATAAACATGATATTACTGGTATCGATTTAAAAGATGGTAATGATTGTAGAGATTTCTTTAAACAGTCAACGCAACAATTTGATTTGATTATACATTTGGCTGCAATTGTTGGCGGACGAGAAACAATTGAAAATGAACCTTTATCAGTTGCAACAGATTTATCAATTGATTCGGAATTTTTCAATTGGGTTATTAAAACTAAACAGCCTAGAGTAGTTTATTTTAGTTCGAGCGCAGCATACCCAGTTTATTTACAGCATCCCGAATTAAAGTACCATCTTAAAGAATCTGATATCAATTTAGATGATATTCGTTTGCCAGATTATACGTACGGGTGGGCAAAATTAACAGGAGAATACTTAGCAAAGTTTGTTAGAGAACAAGGAACTAAAGTATATGTATTTCGCCCATTTTCAGGATATGGTGCAGACCAAGACTTAACATATCCATTTCCGTCATTCATAGATCGAATCAGACGCAAAGTTTCAGAATTTGAAATTTGGGGCGATGGTACTCAAGTACGAGATTTTATTCATATGGATGATATCGTTGAAGCAGTAATGACAGTAGTAGACAATGATGTACAAGTTGATGCACTTAATTTAGGTAGCGGAATTGCGACCCCATTTAATAGATTAGCTGAAACAATGTTTAAAATTAGTAAATGGCGTCCGGAAAACGGAATCAAGCATTTATTAGATAAACCAATTGGAGTTTCATATCGAGTTTGTGACCCTAGTTTAATGTTATCAATATACAAGCCAAAATATACATTAGAAGAACGAATAGAAAAAATATTATATGAAAAATAATATATCATTACTTGTAGGATTAAAAAATAATTTAGACTACAATAAACATTTTTATGAAACTACTAGAGAATTATATCCAGACGTAGAAATATGCTTTGTTAGTTACGCATCAACTGATGGAACTAATGAATGGTTAGACACATTGGCTGATAATAATTTAAATTATTTTTATTCGACTGAAACAAAAACATTTTCTGATACATTTAATAAAGCTGCAGAGTTAGCTACAAAAGATTATGTAGCATATCTTCATAATGATATTGTATTAGCTCCAGGATTTTTAGAAAATTTAGAGAAACATATATCAGATAACAATGTGGTTGCATATACCACAATAGAACCGCCTATATTCGCAGATCATGAGCGTCCTGGTAAAATTATTCATGATTTAGGTGACTCGTTAGAGACGTTCGATAAAGATGCTTTATATGAATTTGTAAAACATGAACAAGTTAAATATTCGGACAAAACAGAACCTGGCATTACGTTTTTTATGTGTATGCCTAGAGTTAAGCTATTAGACTTAGGCGGAATGGATAATTTATTCAATCCAATGTTTTGTGAAGATGATGATTTGATTCGTCGTTGGGAAATGTTAGGGATGAATTGTTTTACTTCATTAGATGCAATATGTTATCATTTTGTCAGCAAGACATCACGTTTTTCAGAAGAATATCAACATCAAACTCAACAAATTGAAATGAAGTCTATTAGAAACTTTATTAGAAAATGGGGTAGTAGAAATCATAAAGCTCCAAAATATAATATTGCATTTCGAGTAGAAAATTGTTCAGCAGAATTACTAAATATATTAGAACCATGGTGCGATAGAATATATTCAGATGCAGATTGGATGAAATACGTAACTGTAGAACAACCTAATACTAAATTTGATTTAAGAAAACGTTGTCATTCATTAACAGATGCAGATAGATATGATTATGATGATATTATAGTTGAAATAAATGGTTCTAGATTTTCACAACAAGATTACCAATTAATAGAAAATCTTTCAGCAATTATTCAAGATTCCGGAGAGATAGGTACATTTCGCATATATTTATACAAAAAGGGAGAATTTATGGCAAAGTTTACGGACATTTTTAAAAATTCAAATGACTTCAATGAAAAAACTATCATTGGTTTTATGTCATTTGCGGTAATGACAATTGCAATGTTTGTTGATTTGATTACCGGATATTTCGGTAATGAATTAAAATTAAATGAGTATATTTACAATTCATTTGTAATTGTTACTTTAGGTAGTTTAGGTATTGCAGGTTTAGAAAAATTTGCAGACCGCGGTAAAGGAAACACAAACGAGGAAGAATAATGAGTTTAAAATCGTTACAAGAAAAGATCGGTGTTACTGCTGACGGAGCATTTGGCCCGGGCACAATGAAAAAAGCTATGGAGTATTATAAATTAACTCCAGTTAGAGCAGCACACTTTTTTGCTCAAACCGCTCACGAAACGGGAGGGTTCAAAGCATTTTCAGAAAATTTAAATTATTCAGCACAAGGATTACAAGGAATCTTTGGAAAATACTTTCCTGGAACATTAGAAGAGTCTTATGCGCGGCAACCAGAAAAGATTGCCAACCGAGTGTATGCAAGCCGAATGGGGAATGGCGATGAAGCATCAGGGGATGGTTGGAAATTTAGGGGCCGAGGTGCACTACAACTCACAGGAAAATCGAATTATCAAGCATTTGCAGAATATCTTAAGAAACCAGAGATATTAGACACCCCAGATCTAGTAGCAACTACTTATGCATTTGAATCTGCAATGTTTTTCCAAGCATTTGCAGAATATCTTAAGAAACCAGAGATATTAGACACCCCAGATCTAGTAGCAACTACTTATGCATTTGAATCTGCAATGTTTTTCTTTGATAGAAATAAACTTTGGTCAATTTGTGATCAAGGTGTGAATGATGCTGCTATTTTAGCTTTAACAAAGCGTATCAATGGTGGCACCCATGGTTTAGAAGATAGAAATGCAAAAACTAAAAAATATTACGAATACGTGAAATAATGGCATATACAAGAGAACAAATCGAAACAGCTGTTAAAGCCAAAGGGTATGTTTGGTTCGAAGGCGCAAAAGACTTTGACTTGAATATCGTAGGAGTACGAAATTCAGACACAGGTCAAACTGTTAAAGAATATCATAATGCTGCAGGTGTAGCTCGTTTAGTAGAAGGACAATATAGAGGTTCTCATACTTTAGGATTGCATCAAGGTAAATATGAAGCTCTTAAACAACAAAAACCAGTTAAAGTTTATCGTGATGCAAATCGTGATATGACATATGACGAAAATAAAATTGCCGAAGGAGTATTTGGAATCAATATTCATAAAGCAGGCGCAGATTCTACATATGTAGAGAATTGGTCCGAAGGCTGCCAAGTATTTAAGAAAGCTGCTGACTTCGAATCATTTATGACTATTTGTCGTAAAGCAGCAGCGATTCATGGTAAATCATTTACATATACGTTAATTGAATCAGCGGATATTAAATAATGAAAACAACAACATTAACAGCAGCGGGGATATATTCAGTGAGCACGATTGCAGCATTTATCTGCACTTACTTCTTTAACTTGGCAATGTCAAATTCAGATCAGTACTTGGCATTAGTTGGAGTAGTAATGGCAGATGGCTTCTTTGGTGTAATTGCTGGAACCAAGCGCGAAGGATTTCAAACTTTTAAAGCACTTAAAGTTTTGAAAACTTTAGTAACTTGGATTATTCTTCTTACAGTGTTGTTAATGGTAGAACAAGGATTTAAAGGGACTAGTTGGTTGAGTGAGACTATTCTAGTCCCTTTTATGATTTTTCAATTAATAAGTGCTCTTAAAAATGCATCGATGGCAGGATTCATTGATATGAATGCATTGAATATAATTCTAGATAAAATAGACCTTCATAAAGGCGATCGAAAATGACAATATTTGAAACAAAAGAATTTAAACAGTTACCATGGTATAAACGAGTTGCAATACGTTTTAAAATTGCATTTTTTGAAACAATTGGGATGTATTAATTATGAAAATCTGGACATCTATTAGAGCTGTTTATTTGTTAATGTCAATTGTGCTATTTACAGCTGTAGCATTTCGTAATTGGTATATAGTGTTGTTTGTTATAATAATGTTACAAACTGGTGTTTGGACTGGTTTTTGTCCATCAAAATGGATCTTTGAAAAATTAGGATTCAAAAAGTCAGATCTTTAAAAGTGTCAGCATTAGACGGCATATCAAAACGATCTCGCGTTGCACTTATCATAGCTGCATTAATCATGTTTACATTTTTTACAGTACAATCATGTATTGTATTTGGACTTTGCAAAAACTCATATGAGTTAGCTGTGTTTGGATATTCGTGTGTAATTGCCTTTATGCCTCCTTTCTTCATGGTAGTACTAGAATTTTTAAAAAATAAAGCATTTACATCTAATGAATTAAGTAAAAAAAATATTTATCTAGAACATGCTGCTAAGATAATTCGACATGATATGCATTCCGGAATTAATACATATCTGCCGCGTGGCATATCATCTTTAAAGAGAAGATTGAAACAAGAAGATATCGACGCACTTAAAATAGAATCTCCATTGCGATTAATTGAAGATGGTTTAGAGCATGCTCGAAAAGTATACGCCGGCGTATATGAATTTACAAATTTAGTCAAAGAACATGCAGAATTGCATAAAACATCATGCAATATTAAAGATGTATTAGAATCATACTTAAAACTAACAGCATATAAAAATCAAGTTATTCTACATGATAATTTACCAACTATAGATATTAATGAAGCATTATTTTGTACAGCTATTGATAATCTAATCAGAAATGGCTTAAAATATAACGATTCAGATACTAAATGGGTTAAAATATACTACAATAAATATTTATATGTAGAAGATAATGGTAGAGGTTTAACAAATGATGACTTTATCGAATTATCTAAACCATATGCAAGAAAATCCGGCCAAAAAGAAGAAGGTACAGGTTTAGGATTGAACATAACAATTGCAATTTTTAAAGAGCATGGATTTAATGTAAGCGCTGAGAAAACGGAATTTGGAACTAGAATTAAAATTGAAATTTAATTATGATTGATACATTAATGTTAATAGATGATGAAAATTTATTTCATCTTGTTTTTGAAGATGCGTGTTCTTTATTAGATATGGCACTTTCTATTGAGTCTTTAGATAGTTCTGATGAAGCAGATAGAATGTTTAAAAAATGGTTCCCGGATGATCCAGGTCATGAAAGACCAGAATGCGTATTTGTTGACTTAAATATTATAGGTTCTAGTTTTGATGGAATAGAAATGATTAGAAAAATCAATCATGAATATGGAAATGGGTGTGTAATAGGATATTAAATCAGATGATATTGAACCTAGATTAGAAGCATTTAAAGCTGATTATGATGGGTATAAAAATAAAACAGCGCCATTTAAAATTTATAGATAAATGATTGTTGATCAGGTTACAAGCAAATTATTTTTAAAAATTGCAAAAGATAAAAAAATATATCTTGAAGGCAATTTACTCAAACTTGTTGAATCAGACCCAACTGATTTAGAATTTACTACATATTTGCAAGAATGTAAACAACGAGATATATCTAATAGAAAAAAACGATTAGATGTAACTAAGCAAGTACAAAATCAAAACAAAGCATTAGAAACAGCAGCCGCTGACAATGAATGTTTAATGGCAGAACTTAAGGCTGCATTAGATGAATCGGAAGTGTTACGAAATAAAGCTGAAGAAGCTAAAGAATTAGCAATTAATGATTTAGATTTATTGCAACGTAAAACACAATTCGAATTGATTGGTACGATTGTTAAAGTTGCATTATATATCATTATAGGTGTAGGTATTACTGCAACTATTTTATATGCGATTGCTATAATTGCAAATAAAGATACTACAAATATTGGATCAACTTGGAGTAATATGTTTGGTATATTGTTAACAAATGCATTTTCTATAGTAGGAACCATCATGGGTGTCAAATATGCATCTAAGGATAAAGAATAATTTGGAATCAATTTAATTATTCCTTATTATTTAGTATGAACTATAAACATATCGCCCTTTCATTTTTCTTATTTTTATTCGGACAAATCATAGTATGGGTACAAGTTAATGGACCTTTGATTTGGCCATGGGCTAAAGAACATCGTTTTCTTTTAATGGTATTAGGTATTCCTATTACGTGGTTGTTTATGGATGCAACGAGACTTGCAGTATCAGGTTTTGGTAATTTATTTTGGCCCGGTAGATTTATATCATTCACTGCTGGCATTTTTATATTTACTGTTATGACATATATGTTTCGAGAAGAAGCAATTAATGTTAAAACGGGAATATCTTTAGTATTAGCATTTTCACTTATTTTAGTACAGCTATTTTGGAAATAAGGATATTTATAATAGATGCTAAACGAATATCAGACACAAAACTCTTTGAATCCAAAATTATGGGATGAATTTCATCTTAAAGGAAATCTACAAGAAAAGTTTCTAGAAATTGCAAAACATTTTTATGAGTTTCTAGAAACAGATGCTACTATTTTAGATATTATTTTGATTGGTAGTAATGCTAATTATAATTGGACAAAGTATAGTGATATCGATTTACATGTAGTTATCAATTATTTAGAAGTCGGCGATAATTTACATTTAGTAGAACAATATCTTCGTGCTAAGAAAAGTATATGGAATACTAATTATCCACTAAAATATAAAGGAATGAATATTGAGTTGTATGCTCAAGATTCAAATGACGAATTACATTCATCGGTAGGTGTATATTCATTATATCATAATAAGTGGATACGAAAACCGTCAGCTGATATTATATCAATTGATGATTCTGATATTGAACATAAGGCAGCTCCGTACGAATATGAAATCAATGCATTAAAATCAGATGATCCTAATTTAGATTATAAGATAAAAGATATATTAGACCGTTTAAGAAATTTAAGAGCATCCGGATTAGAAGCATCTGGAGAATATTCTATAGAAAATTTAGCATATAAACATTTACGTAATAAAGGTTACTTAGGTAAATTAAAAGAATTATTACATAAATCTACATATGGTAAATTAAATATCGATGAATCAGTTATTGAGTCATTAGCTAAACACGTTAATAAACAATCAACGTTATCAGAATCTGAATGGTCAGATATTATAACTAAAACAAATGCAATTGAAGATCCCATGGGCCAATGGAAACACCCAGGTCGTTGCACTATGATTCCAAGCAATAATATTACTATGAAAAACGTGCCACATCAAGTATTAGGAATTGATGATACAGGTCATATGCAGTTAATGAAGCCAGAAATGACATATACATTTCCAGGAAAACGAGTTTTTGAAATTCCTAGAACTCCGCAATGGCAGACATTGATGATTCAGTTAGCAAATAAAATCAAAAATGGAGCACGTTATGTCGAGTAAAGGTTTAGGTGATGACATCAAAAAAATAACTGCAGCAACTGGTTTAGATAAGTTAGCAAAACAAATTGCTCAGATTCTAAATGAAGATTGTGGATGCGATGATCGACAAGAATGGCTAAATGATAAAACTAAAAATTGGCCTATTTATAAAAAAAGGAATATAGATGGCGATAATAAATAAAACCGGAATTACTAACGGTGGCACAATTCAAGCAGAACATATTACTAGAGCAATTGATGCTTTAAGTGGTGTAAGTACAGATACAATTGTAGCAACTGGGTCATTTAGTGGTTCAT